AGAATCTGCAAAACCGCATTGGTCCCTTGACCGGCGAGCAAGTGATGCAGGATCGTAAGAAACTCTCGACGCTGATGAGTCGGTTTTATCGCAATGGCGAAACGGACGAAGGCGATGTTCTGTATCAGGCGCTCAACAAGCTTGACGATCTGGTGGAAAAAGAGATCAACAAGAACAAATACAAGCGCGGCCTGGCCGAAAAATGGTCAACGGCGCGCCAGCAGTGGCAGATTCTGAAGATGATCGAGGCGACCGGCGCCACCAATCCGCAAGGAGAAATTAACCCTGCCACGTTATTGAGGAAGATGACGCAGGAGCGCTCTTCCGGAGGCTTCGGCAAGGGTGGTCCCTCGGACGCCGACACGCCGCTAGGCGAATTGTTCGATACGGCGTATATCAATGCAGACAGTCAATCCGGCGTGCCGATGACTGGCATGCGCATGCTGATGCGGCAAGGCGTACGTGGGGCGGTTGGTATTGGTGCGACCGGCCTGGGTGTTAGCGGCGCTGCGTCCCTGTGGGACTGAAAGAATGAAGCGACGTATCCCACAACGGGAATTGAAACACGTGAATCGTGAATTCAAGCGCCTGATGAACCCAAAAGGCCATTTGGCTTTTGCGGATGTGACGGATTTCGACGTAGGTTTCGTTATGGCGCTGGTGAATGCACATCGCGCAAAAGATAAAGGCCTGAAGCGTAAACTTCAGGCCTTTGGAAAGTGAAACGCATCCAGGCAGGTCAAGCAAACCGCTAAATACATCTCACCACTAGCAAGGGCTATTTAGCGACATTGCCGCCTGCCTGTCAACTAAGGACAGGTTAACAATGGCCACTCTTTCGGAAGAAATCACCGTCATTCGCACCTTGGACATGCTGGTGGCGGTCCCGCCAACTCTGCAGCGGCTCTATGCGTTCTATAACCGGCTGTCGCACAATGGCCAGAACCGCGTCTATGCGACAGCGCAATATATCTACCGCAAGCTCGGCATTTCACGCTCGACCTATTACGCGCAACGTAAGGCGTTGATCGCGCTCAATCTGATTTCGGTCGAAGTACGCAAGTTGGCGCCGAAATGGAACGCGCCGTCGCTGGTGACGGTGTGTTCGCTGAAGACAATCGCAACGCGATTATGGGCGGCGGTACAATTCAAGATGAGTCCGACAAATCGGACACAAAAACCATCATATAGCTATATGAATAAAGGCGGCGGCAAAAAAGCCAACTGGCGGCCGTCACCAACGACGCAATGGCTTGTGAAAAAAGGCTTGCAACGCAACCTGTGCTAGGTCCAGCTAGGTAATACCACCCAAGCGAGCAAAAACCGATTATTTCCAAGGCGGAGCTGTGGCCAAACGACAATTTCTGGTTTAGACTCAGCCAGTTAATTGAAGCCGGTGAGATGGCCAATACCGCCCTGCAATTTGCGCAGAACATGATTGGCACGCGCGAGGGCCAAGCCGCGCTCGGGGATTTTTTGACCACCGGTGGCCAAAGCCTCGATCCGGTGACGACGGCGTGGTGCGCGGCCTTTGTCAATGCGGCGCTCGGCCATGCCGGTCTGCCAGGCACTGGTTCGATGATGGCGCGCTCGTTCCTCAATTACGGGACGCCGGTCGATCGGCCGCAAGTGGGCGATATTGCGGTATTTGCGCGCGGCCAGGCGCCGCAGGGCCATGTCGGCTTTTACGCCGGCGAGGGGCCGCAAGGCATTCGGGTTCTGGGCGGCAATCAGGGCAATCAGGTGAGCTATGCCTATCAGTCGCCGGCCAATCTGCTGGGCTATCGCCGCCCAACGGCTCAAGGCGGCGAGATGCTGGCCGGGGCGGCGGCGCCCTCAACCAATAGCCTTGCGACAGGGATGCCGCAGCCTGGCAATTTCTTTCAGCAGACAATGCAGAATGCGATCTTTGGCGGTGATCAAGACTGGCTGCAGAACAAGAGCTATAGCGTCAACGCCTTAGCTTCTGATTTCTTCGCCGGCCGCAATCCGCTGCGGCGATTCGCCTATCAGCACTTGTTTGGTTAACAGTCTGTCAAGAGTGTTTCACGTGAAACGCACAGGAAAAGGAGCGGCAGCAAGGAGATGGGCAAACTAAATGAGTGGCGTTGCTAAATACCGTCCTGAACTGCGCTTTCTGTCATTCTGCCGCAAGATCCAGATTGCCATTGCGGGCGACCTGGCCAGTGAAGATCAGCGGATGACCGAGGCGCAGCGGCATGCAGCGGTGATCAAGGTGTTGGGCTGCGAACCGGTGATCATGGATGCCAAACTCATTCACCTGACGATGGACAAGCGCTCCGATTTCTATCGCGCGGTGCCGTTGCCTCTGGTGCATCGCTGGCTGATGGATTTGCATGACCGCATCAATCCGGCGCCCGATCGCGCAGCGCGGCGGCGTGACGACAGCGAGAACCAGTTCGAATTGAACTTTGAATGGCAGAATGGCGTGGCGACGATGGAGGCAGGCGAATGACGCGCGCAGTGGCAGGGGACCGCGGCATTGTCGTGTGGGGCGGGCATGTGCAGGGCGGGCCGCATTTCGTGCGGCAGACCGGCAAGCCGACAGTGACGCAGCCGGCGCCGACGATCCAGATCAATGCACTCAATCCGTCGAGCGCAACGCGCAGCACGACGCTGCAGGTGGCGGTGTTGGGCGTCAATCTGCTGCCGGGCGACAAGATTGTTTGGGATGGCGGCGAGGTTGGCACGAGCTGGATCTATAGCGGCCAGATCACCACCGATCCGGTGACCTTGGGCGCGACGCCGCGCGCGGTGCCGGTGCATGTGCGGCGCGGCAGCGACGTGACCTCGAATGAACTGACATTCACAATAACGTAAGGAGGCCAAGCAATGGCAAAGAGCAGCTATTCAGACGAGATCCCGATCGAACCGACAAGGCCGGAAGAGCCCAAGCCGGTGCCAACACCCGAGGGCGTTGACGATGCGATCTTCCAGCAGGGCGTGAAAGAAGCCAGGCAGGACAAGGATAGCGGCCTTCCGCCGCACAGCAACCCGTTCGCGGAAGGTACGCATCAGGCGGACGCCTGGCAGCAAGGCTATGGTGCCGGCGGATGAGCGATGCGTTGGAGAGGGCCAAGGCGCTGCAGCAGGACGCAGCGATGACGACGACGGTGCGGATCCCGCTCGACGTGCTCGAGGCGCTAATTGCCGAAATCGAGTATCTCAATGCCGAGTTGAACGAAACCACCGACCTGCTGGCGAAAACGAAGCGCAAGGACGCCGAGGTGAGCGGCATGGTGCAGCGGATCGGCACATGAGCAATCCCATCGTTGTGGATTTGTCACATTGGAATCCGACGCCCAACTGGGCGAAGCTGAAGGCGGCAGGAACGGTGGGCGTCATCCACAAGGCCACGCAAGGCACCGGCTATGTCGATGACCAGCTGTTTGGCCGCGCCAGGGCGGCGATGGACGCCGGGCTGTGCTGGAGCACCTACCACTTCCTGGAAGGCGGCGATGCTGCGGCGCAAATGCGGTTCTACCTCAAGACCATCGATCCGCGTCCTGGCGAGCGGATGTGCATCGACCACGAAAGCACCGCATCATTGGGGCAGTTGAAGACGGCGGTACAGACGCTGCTCGATGATGACCGCAAACTGCAGGTGACGGTCTACTCAGGGCATACGATCAAGGACCAGCTGGGATCGAAGACCGATGCCTTCCTGGCCGAGAACACCTCGCTGTGGATCGCGCACTACACCTCGGCAGATGCGCCGACCTGGCCATCAGGGACCTGGCCAACCTGGTCGCTGTGGCAGTACACGGACAGGGCGTCGGTGCAGGGCGTGAGCCAGCCGGTCGATGGCAACAGGTGGTACGGATCACCGGAGGCGCTGGTCGCATGGTTCGGGCCTGCTGGCGCTGTGGTGCCTCCCGAGCCGGAGCCGGAGCCGGAGCCTGACTATGAACCGCTGGTGATGACCATGCCTGCCGGGCAGCCGCTGTTCGTCAATGGCCAAGAGGTCGAACATGCCTGACATCGTGGAGCGGCTGGGCTGGTGGGGTGCCAAGGCAACGCCGCCGAAGGACATGCCGACGGTGCTCGACGACATCCGCGAGGCCAAGGCCGAGATCAAGCGGCTGCGAGCGGAGCTTACCGCCAAGGAAATTGTCCTGCGCCATGCGGAGGCCGAGATCGCGCGGCTGCGGGCCTATATTGACGGGGCCATCCCGAATGACGAGGCCGGGGTCCAGAACCTGCTCGCCAAGACCCGCAATGCGGCGCTGGAAGAGGCTATGGTCGCTGCTGAAAAGCACTTCACCAGCCTTGAGGTCATCAACGCCATCCGTGCCCTGAAAGGCGGTGCGTGATGAACGGCTATCTGATTTCCGCAGCCGTCCTGTTTGTCATTGGGGCAATAGCTGCGACCGTCGGAGTGTGGCTAAGCCACGGGTTCCCTGCAGCAATGGTTGTTGTCGCCTGCTTTTGCTTCATCGCTGTTTGGCTTCTCGTTGGAGTTGTTTGGGGTGTATTTAGGGAGGGCGGTGCGTGATGATGACGGTCATTGTCATTGTCGGATTGATGTGCTGGCTGGTGGCGATTAGCGAGGCGGTTGGGTGATGACCGACATCGTGGAGCGGCTGCGCGATTGGTCGAAGCTGTCGCCTGTAATCGCTATGGAAGCCGCCGACGAGATCGAGCGGCTGCGTAAGGAAGAGGCCGCATGGCGGAAGGCAGCAATTGAGCAGCAGAAACGCGCCCGGAGCCAGCAATATGATGCGAAAGGCGGTGCGTGATGACCGACATCGTGGAACGGCTGCGCAGACAGGCAATCCCGGTAGCGCGGCAGCGATATCGAAAGGCGATTGTTCTTGATCGCATATCCTGGCATTAGTGCGACACTTTAGCACATATCCTAATGCGCGGATCGCTTCAAGGTGCTTGGCTACAAATTCGAGCGGCGGCGGCTGTTGCCAAAGCTCTATGCCTTCCGCGGCAGTCTGGAGGAAATCAGCGGCGCCACTGACTGGTTCGTGGACAAGCTGGCCGGCGAATTGGGACTGAAGCAATGAGGAAAATCGATGAGGCGACACGACGAAAAGCAATGGCGCAGATGGGGGCGGCACCTATTGGATGACAGATGACACTGATTACGGGGCGGAGTAATTTCCGCCCCTTTCCACATCAATTGCAGGTGATGTCATGCGACAAGCGGCACCGCTGTGCTGTCATGCATCGGCGGGCTGGAAAGACTGTTATGAGCGTCTTTATGTGCTTGCAGGAAATGCTGACCTCCAGGAAGCATGCGCCCCGCTGCTACTATGTGGCGCCTTATCAGAAGCAAGCCAAGAAACTCGCTTGGGACTATCTCAAGGGCATTGTCCACCACGCCAATTCCGACTTGTTTTCCGTCAACAATTCCGAACTCTCGGTCACCTTCAAACCCAATGACGGCAAGATCATTCTGGCCGGCGCCGACAACACCGACGCGCTGCGCGGCATCTACTGCGATTTCGTGGTTGTCGACGAAATGGCCGACTGCGATCCGCGCCTGTGGACCAATGTCTTGCGGCCGGCGCTGGCGGACAGAAAAGGCCGCGCGCTGATCTGCGGCACGCCGCGGGGAAGAGGCAATTTCCTCTATGACCTGTCGAAGGTCGAGCCCGACGATCCGGAATGGGCGTATTTCAAGTTTGACTGCTGGCAGACCGGCGTGCTGGCGGAAGACGAGATCGAGGCCACGCGGCGCGACATGGTGCGCGGCAATGCCTCATTGGGTCAAGTTCTGTTCGAACAAGAAATGGAGTGTAGTTTCGCCGCCGGCGTGATCGGTGCGATTTACGGCAATGAAATGGCTTTGCTTCAGAAAGAGGGGCGGTACACTAATGTCAAGTACGAGCCGTCCATTCCGGTGGTCACGGCCTGGGACCTTGGATACGCTGATAGCACGGCAATCCACTTCATCCAGCTCGTCGGCAGTGAGGTTCGAATTATCGAGTACGTCGAATTCAATTTTACCAGCTTGCCTGAAGTGATCCATCAAGTCCTGGGAAAAGGTTATATCTATTCGGAGCATTTCGCGCCTCACGACATAAGGGTCACTGAATACAGTTCCGGCCGCTCGCGGCTGCAGGTGGCGGCCGATCTCGGCATTGATTTCACCATTGCGCCCAAATGGAGCGTCGAGGAAGGCATTGCCGCTGTGCAGCGGCTGTTGAACACTGTGTATATCGATCATAACAAGGCCGAAAGGGCGCTGGAATGCCTGTCAGCCTATCGCTTTGACTATGACGAGGAAAAGAGATCGTTTAAGGTGGTGCCCAGGCATGACCATACGTCTCACTGTGCCGATGCCCTTCGGTATTATGCGACTGCCAAGGAAGAGACGCTGCCCCTCACGGGCGGTGCTCGTGGGCGGTCGCGATGGCTGGTGTGAACACTTCTGATCTGGTGACGCGTTTGAGGACGCAGGTCACCCAGGCGATTTCCTCGACGACGGACAGCGATGAACAGCGGCGCCAGGCCATGAAGCGCTTTTTCATGGAAAAGACCGGCACCGAGGCAGAGAACTATCCGGAAATTCAGTCGGCCGATGTCAACGCCATGGTGACAAGCGTCCTGGCGCAATATTCCATCTCCTATTCGACGGATATGAGCGTCGAATTCGAGGCGGAGAGTGCCGAGGACGAGCAACGGGCCAAGGCGGAAAGCCGCGCCATTTCCAAGATCCTCGAGGAAAACACGGGCAATGACGAGATCATGGCGGCCGCGCAGAACGATCTGCTGGCCGGCACCGGCGTGGTGAAAGTCTGGTGGGATGAGGACATCAATTCGTTTTTCGTCAAGCATGAGCAGATTGAGCAGGACGACTTGCCTTACCTGGCGCAGAAAGAACCGGGGATCGACCGGCGCCTGGTGAGCTACGATCCGGAGCAGGGGACAGCGCGCGTCGAAGTAACCGAAACAACCCGCCGGCTACGGGTCAAGTGCGTCTCTCCGGAGCGTTTTTTCATCGATCCTGACCATGAAGAGCATTCTTTTGCCGGCTGCGTGCTGGCCGGCGAAATCCACTACAAGACACGCGACGAGCTCAGCCGCATGGGTGTCTCCTGGGATCTGGTCAAGCAACAGCGCTCGGTCAACATCGGCGATTGGGACTACAAGCGGCGGCAATGGGGTTCGGCCGGCGGCGTCGATCCGCTGCAGTTTCAGTCGGACATCTGCCGCGTCTATGAAGTCTATGCGCGCTACACGCGGGATGACAATGATGACCGCACCTATTTGTATCGCAACTGGATCGGCGATGCCGGCGACGATTTTTTGCTCGACCCGGAACTGGTGGCGCGCATGCCTTACGCGACCGGCTGCGCGTTTCCGGTGGCTGGCCAGTTTCGCGGACACGCGCTGGCAACGAAGCTGGCCAGCGTCCAGGACGGCAAGACTGAGCTGCTCAGGCAGCTGCTGTCGAATATCCGTAATTGTTCGTGGGGACGGTTCGGTGTCGTGCAGGGCGCAGCCAATGCCGATGATGTCCTGTCACCCAAGGCCGGCGGCGTCATCCGCCTGAAAAACCCTGACGCGATCGTGCCGATTCCGGTCGCCGACATGGGGCCGTCGGTGCAGATCGGCAGCGAGATCCTGGACAAGCAGCGGGCCGAAAGAGGCGGGGCAAGCCTCGACCTGGGTTCGGCGCCGCTGCAGGTGGCCAGTGATAGCGCGCACGCGACGGAACGATTCTACTCAGCGCAGGAAAGCCTGTCATCCTATATGGGGCGCAATTTTTCGAACATCTATCGCGACACGTTTATTCTCATGCATCAAGAATTGCGCTCCGGCGAGGGTGGGCCGATCGCGCTGAAGATTGGCGAAGAATGGACGCAAGAGGATCCGACACAATGGCGTGAAAGGAGGTGGTGCACCGTCACCGTCGCCCCATCTTTTGGCGAGCGTGTCCACATGTCCAACGCCCTTTCGATGTGCCTGCAATGGGACATGGGTCTTTTGCAGATGGGCATGCAGGACACGCTTGTCACTTTACCGGGGCTGCACAAGAAAATCTGTGATTGGCTGCGGCTCAACCTGGTGGCCAATCCGGAGGCCTATTACATCGACCCGTCCAGCCAACAGGCGCAACAGGCCGCCCAGGCCAAGGCGGAGGGCGCCCAGATGGCGCAGCAGCAGCAGACGCAGATGATCATAGGCATTGAGCAATTGAAAGCTGAGGTCGAGAAATACAAGGTCGATAACAAAACCTCGTTTGACTATTTCGACACGGTGATGGACGCCCAGGTGAAGATGAGCCAGGCGGAGGAACAGGGAGCGGTCGATGTTATTCGAGCCCGCGCAGATGCAGAAATTGCGCGACATTCTCACGCCGCTGGTGCTGCGGGATCTGGAGGCAAAGCTTCGAATGGAAGTGCTCAGCGAGGCGGCGGCAAGGCCAAGGGAGCATCTGGAAATGGCGCGTCTGGTCGAGCGGCTAAGGGGGGTTGAATATGTCTGCGAACGGCTCCACTGGCACCTCAGCAACGCAAGCGGACAAGAGTGAAAAAATAACCGCGCTGCTGCGCGGTGAGGAACCGGCATCCTCTCAACCGAAAACCCCTGTAGACGATGCCGATGACGGTGACGGCCCCCCCTCACCGGAACCCGGGCGGAACGATCTCCCTCGTGAACAGAGCAACTCTGAACCGCCCGGGTTCGAAGACGACGACGAGGGCGAAAGTTCTCCAAAAAAGCAGCAAAAGACCTTGCGCGACTTCGCGGCTGAGCACGGCTTTTCGGTCAAGGCCCTGATGGGATTGATCGCCACGGAAGCCGGCGAAAGCGATGAGCCTTTGTCTTTTGGGCAGCTGCGGGACCATTTCAGGGAAACCCGCCAATACCAGGCAGAGCGCGCGGAATTTGATGACTGGCGCTCGACGGCGCAGAACGAAATAGCGGTTGCCAGGCAGCAGGTGCAGGAGGTGTTCGGCCGCATTGCCAGCATCGTCCCGCCCGAGACCTTGGCCCGAGTCTTTTCGGATAGCGAGTTCGAGCATGCAGAGCGCATCAAACAGGCCAAGGCGCAGTTGCTGGAATTCTATCCGGAGTGGCGCGACCCTGACAAAATGGGACAAGCCCGCGATGCATTGGCCAATCTGCTTGGCGAATATGGGTTCACCAAGCACGACCTGGCCACCGTGACGCATCCGATGATTATCAAAATTTTGATGGATT